TCATTCCACTGTTCTTTGGGTCATTAATTATTGATAACCATTTCCATAATATCCAATAATTGTTTAGTCTATTATCAATTGTAAAATTGACATTAATTGGTGAGTATGCGGGACGGACTTGTGATGTTACATTATAAACTTGACCCATTACATTTAATGGTATTGCTGGAATAGATACTTTGGGTATTGCTGTTCCATATACAGAATATTGTAGTGAATCTAGATTAATTAATTCATTTGTCCTTACATTATTTCTATCAATCTTTTTTAATATCTTTGGAATTGATAAAACCAATGTAAATTTATTTTTTCGTAACTTATTTAGAATTGCTTGTTGCATTTTATCTCCCCACTAATTTCCAACCCGCTCCCATATAATCATTTAGTGCTAAATCTCTATTTTCTTCATCTAGTTCACTATAAGGTTCATAACCACTATTGCCACCTTGTATTTTAATTCTATCTCGTTCAATACCATTTAAAAATATTGGTAATGGGTCTTGTGAGTTTAATAATCTACCCGGAGTAACTCTAAATTGATCTGGATATAAATGATTAATCTTTAATGGTTTACCTTGATCATCCAATTGTTCTATTTCAAAATATTTTTCGGTAACTTCTATTTCTAATGCAAATAGTGCCCATACTAATGACATAACCCTGTCATCTTGATAGATGTCACCTTGTTTCTTTTTCCAGGTATTATTTGATTGTTTAACGAAAGTTTCTAATTCTTTAATTAACATAATATCCGGAATATCAACAACTTTCAAAGTATTAACCCAATAACGCATATTTGTTACTGCTTTATATTTTAATGATGTGTGGCTATATATTCCCAATCGTACTCCATCACTTTGTTGACCTTGTGGTAAATGTGTTACTAAATTTTCGTATTGATGATTATTTCTTAATGCATCAATAACCTGTCCACCAGAGTTATTACGTTCAATTAACAAATATGGATTACCCCATTGAACCGCAATCTCTACTAATTTATTTGCAAAGAAACTTGGATCAATTTTATTATCCGCGTATATCGCACACATTTTTATACTAGTTAAATCGGTAATATCGAGAATGATTGCAACAGAATTTGCTCTTCCCACACCTTCAGCAACATCAACACCAATTACATAAACATGTTTATCAATTGGTGTTTCCCATACTCTATAATTACCATCATCCACAACAATAGTTGGGTCTCGTGCTTTTGCTCTAAATTCTTCAATTGTTTCAGCATCAATTGCCACTTCACCATCATCTAAAAATTGATTACCAAATTCTTGATTAAACATTCTTTCAGAACCTAATGCTGAAATTTGTTGCCTTTTCCATTTTTCAGTTCTTCCTGGAATTTCCCACCAATCTACTCTCTCATGATGCCAATCAGGTAATTCTCCCTTTTCACATTTACTATATATTTCATAAAATTTTCCTTGAGTACCACATGCTGTTGATATCATAAAAATTTTAGTTGTTTTACCAGATGAAATAACAGGGATTACTGATTCCCAAAATGCATCAATTAAATGTGCTTGAATACGAGCGGCCTCATCAATAATTAGAACGTTTACAGTTTGTCCTACACCAGTTGTGGTTGTGGTTGTACTAATACCAATCATTGAATCATTTGCGAAAATAACTTCTGTTTCACCCCATTTTTTAACACCAGCTTTTAACCAATTTGGTAATTGTTCATATGCCATACGAATTCTTCTTAGAATCATCTTTGCTGTATCTTCTTTGTTTGCAACAATTAATATACTTTTATCAGAGTTGAATAGTGCTTGGTGAAGTGCATAGATACTCATGATCGTGGTGTTTGAAGTTGGTATTAATCCTTTACCACACAAAAACATTGAATTAGGGGCATCAACAGTTATACATCTAACAGGTCTACTTGGTACTTCTTTAATATCTCTAATATAAATATAATTTGTTTTATCACTATTTACTATAGATTGTTTTAATCTTTTGCGTGGTAAATTAAAACACCAATCATTTAATTTAAAAGTAATTCTATAAACATCTTTGACTTGTTTACCATTACAATAATTTTTACGACAACTAACTTTATAATTAATACACCCCAATCCCTTTAATAAATCAACAACATTATCTATAATAATTTTATTGGTATTATAGAAAGTATTCATCATCATAGTTGTTGACCCATCTGTGTCCATTAACCCTCTTAATAATTCTAATCGTTGTTCATGAGAGGATTTTAAATAAATTTCTGGAATATGTTTATTAGCCCTAATATTATAAGAAGTTATATATTTAGCAATATTATCTATATGAAAATTATAGTATTCACTATGTATTTTTCCAAAATTATCACGAAATACTGATTTAATATTATATGTTATGTTTCTTTGTTTTAATTGGTTTTCAAATTCTTCTCTATCTTGTTTTCCAACTGTTAAATCACTACAATAACTTGATCCATCACCCAACCATAACCCCAATAAATATGGGTCAATATCTAATTTTTGTTCAGGAAAATCTAAATAAGGGCATTTTTTAATCCTATGGAGCGGTTGAGGATGTTTTTTATTTATAGTAATTCTTTTTAGTAATTCTTTAGTTGTTCTTTTTTTACCTGGTTTATTACTATTTCTTTCATAAGAAGTTTGAGTAAACCAATTATGATCTTCATCGGCAACAATTTTTTCTCCATTACTAAATATTAATTCATAACATTTTTTATCTTTATATGTTTCCCATATATGTGTTATATTACAAAGTTTGCCTTCATCACTATATATTTTATCTTTAAGCTCTAATGTTCCCATTGTTTTCCACCCATTTTCGGTTAAAATTGGTGTATTTAAATCTAGACACTTCCCGGTTTGTCTAGGTTGTAATACAACTAGGTATCGGTATTTCTGGGAAGCGTTTAAGACTCTTTTTTGGGTTTTAAATAAACTTATTTTTTGCTTACCTTCATCAGCAGTAACAATATAGAAATAGTTATCGGCAAAATATTGAACATCTTTTGAACATTTTGCAATTTCTTTTATTTGTTCTTCAGTATATTCGAACTCAGCGTGCTCAGTAGGAAGATTTGGATTTCCTAAATAATCTGATCTAAATTGTCTACTATTAGGTGGCATGTAAAGGCCCTTTCGGATAGTATATTAATACATTATCACCATATTTCTTTTTATTAAAAGGAACAAATCCAAACTTTTTATAATATAAAATTAATTGTTTTTGTGACAAATTACCATATGCATTAACTTGATCTAACAATGGTATACCTATTTTATCAATATATTCTAACAATTGTTTTAACACAATAGTTCCACCACCTTGACCTGGTTTTCCTGAAAGTAATCTATTAAAAAAATAAACTTTACCAATAATTCCAAAATCTTCACCGTCAACTAACGATGCTTCTGCAATACTGCGAGTCTCGTTATGTCTAAAAGATATGTAATCCTTTATTTCAACACTCTCAAAACGAGGAACTTGTTTTAAGGTCAAATGTTTTTTAAATGTTAACATATATATTATCTTAAAATATTTAATTTTTTTATCCAAGATAAGATAAATATTTAAAACAATAGGAGAATCATTATGAAAGATGTGCTAGCAGAACTTTATGGTAAAAGATTTATTACCGAGAAGAAAGACGAAAAGGGAATAGTTGCCGGGGCTGTTCCAGTAGGTCAACCTGTAATGGGTAAGAAACCTGAAATGGCAAAAGGAACCGGTCCTGAAGGTATTGCCGGTGTTAAGAAACCCGAACAAGGCCCTTCTGTTGAACCTAATCAAACCAAGAAAGAAGTGGTTGGTGATAAGAGTTTTAACAAGGAAAGTAAAACAAACGAATTTGACAAGCTATATGCAACAGTAATTACTGAAGATGATGCCCTTGACCAGGTTATTTCTGATGAAGGTGGCGTAAGTGGTGATGAAGATCTACCACCCGAAGGTGATATTGGAGAAGTTGGTGAAGAGAGTGACGAAGATGAAGCTCTAACACGCCTAAAAGCAGTTAGAGATGAACTTGATGCAATTATAATAGATTTCGGCGGTGATCAGGAAGCAGAAGAAGGTGGAATGGGTGAAGAAGGCGAACCTCCTCTTGAAGGTGGCGGAGAAACAGCTCCAGAATTCAAAGAAGCATTCGTTCCTCACGGTGAACCAAAACCTCTTACAGCAAAGGGAACAGAGTTACAATCAAAGAATCAAATTGTTTCTGGTAAACTAGGTAAGAAAACAGGTGGGACAGCAAAAGTTCCAACGACTAAGACAGCAACTGGTGCAATTGGTCCATTAGGTAAGAAACAAGTACCAACATGGAATAAAGTATCAGATGGTCCAATGGGTTCTGGTAGAGACGCCGAGTTCATTACATAATATCCTCTATTCTTCTATTATACGGCGGATAAAAGCATCTAAGTGATTAGGTGCTTTTATTTTTCCTTTTAATCCATAAATATTTCAAATGAGATAATATGAAACAAAACTTTAGTTCTACTTATAATAATGTTCTTAATAATATGTATATTGAAGAGTCGGTTGTTAATGTTAATAGGTCAACTCTTGACCCTAATGTATTTGAAATTAATGATAATCCAGGCCCACCAAGATTGTTACCAGTAATTAAATATCAAATTATAGATGGTATAAAAGAAATTGGTGGTGCCGTACCAGTTCAAGATATTTTCATTGTTGGGAGTATCTTAACAGCCAAATATACTGATAATTGTGACATTGATATTAGTGTCGTTGTTGATGAAACTGATATATCAAGAATTGATTTTGAAGATTTGCTTGTAATTATAAAAAGAGTTAATGGTAAACTTGCATCTGGAACAACTCACCCAATTAATTTTCACATTGTAAAAGATAGTTTTGATTTTAATAAAGCAGATGGTGTTTATGATGTTCCTAATGATAAATGGTTAAAGGTTCCAACAAATAATGATATTGATGTTCAAAAATATATTCAAAGATTTGATTCTACTATGGATGAAATTATTACTAATGCAGAAGAATTAAGAAGAACAATTATTGATATTGACGAAGTTAAAAAATTACCACATAAAACTCTAATTGAGTTAAGAGATTTAATTGAACAAAAATTAGAACAAGTTGTGTCTAATATTATGACCTTAACAACAATATACAAAAGTGTTAGAGATTTAAGAAAATTATCATTTGATAGATATATGACTCCAAATGAAATAATGATAATTGGAAATAAAAATAACTTACCAGAAAATATATTATATAAACTATTACAAAAATATTATTATACAGAATTTATTGACACGTTAAACAGTATTGTTAGTAAAAAAGGTAGTATAAGTACTAAGGATATTAATAAAATTAAAGAAGCTGGTAAGAAATTATGGAAATAAGTTTTAAACAATTTATTAAAGAAGGTGTTGTTAAACTCCCCGACGATGCAAAAGCAGAAATTAAAAGAGTTCTACCAATAGTTTTTAGCCGATTATATAAACTTTCAAACTTATATAAAATTGGTTTTGGATTACGCAACCGTTTTAATTGGACATCTATTGGACCAAAATTTGATCCAAAATGGCATTATATAACATCAATAAATTATATTAATCCATACTCTGGCGAAAATGAAACTATTCCAATTCTTACTGATGTAAACTTAGATGAACCCGATGTTAATGCCTTTACAATGAGACGCACCCGCGTAAATAGACACGGAAGATATTTACCTCAATCTTTTTATGATATAACAAAAAGAAAACCGTGTATTGTTATTTATTTTGGTGCTAATGATGAATATATACATAATGTTGAAGAATTAGAAGATACTCTTACACATGAAGTTATTCATATAATTGATCCTAAATCAAAATTAATACTATATAAACCAAAAAAATATTTTAAAAAACTTACTGGTATGTCATATCATCGCACAAAAAAAGAAAAAGAACAAGATCCATCTATTACGGATTATAAATATGTATCAAG